TCTTTTTTTAATAGTTCTAAAACACTTTTATATTCTTCTTTTGTATAAGAATTAATAACTTCTTTCTTTTCTCCTTTTTCTTTTGTTTTTTGAATTTCACTTTCCATATTGTCAAACTTTATTTTTACTTTTTTACACGGATTAGATAAAATCAAATCCCATTCAAATGCTTTCTGTAATATTGCTGTTACAATTTCATAAATTTTTTCAACTGTACTTTTACTAATTGGAACATTTTGGCGAGGTGGTTTATACATAGTTTTCCAAGTCTTTACTTCGTTGAAATATGAGTTTAAAATGCTTGCGTTTATTTTATTAAGTTTATAATTTCCAAGATAAGGTATAATTCTATTATTTAAATAAGATTTATACTTATTTACTGTAACAGGGGAAGAATTAGGTTTTTGAACTTCATCAATCCATATTTGTGCAAACTCAAAAAATGTGTAATTTGTATTATAAAATAATCCTTTTTCGACTTCTGTTACAAATTCAGCCAACTTTGTTTTTGCTTCTTTATCTGTTTTTGCATCTACAGTAGTAGAATACCTTTGTCCATCTTTCATGTACTGTAGTCGATATTTATTTCCTCTTTTTGTGTATGTTCCTGCCATAAAAACCTCCTTAAAAAAATAAAACTTATCTGTTAAATAAGTTTTATCTTTAGTAAATATATCCATATTTGTTTTTGTAAAAAGCTACTGCATTATTCATATATTCAGCTGTAACTTCAAAATAATCAGCTAGACTATAAAGATTATTAATACCGTTTTTTTATAGCTGATTTTAAATCCTCGTAGGGAATAAGTATAGTATAAGACCATTTTTTTGCTCTATACTCTTGTTTATCTATAAGCGCTTTATTCTTGCAACTTGCTGGATATGTTGCATTCATATAATAATGTCCTAATTCTTCAGATAAAGTGCATTTTTCATCATTTTTATTATTTATTCTATTGTAATTTATAGCAATAGCTCTATTATTCTTATATTCTAAATACATTCCATTTACATCTTCGATTTTCCAATTATATATCTTGATTTTTTCTTTTTCTGCAATATTATATAAAGCATTTAAATCCATTATTTATCATCTCCACTTTGATTTTTTACAAATAAAGCAAAGTCCCTAATTTGTTTTTTTTGTGTTTCTGTTAATTGCTCATAATCTGATTTAGACATGCCTATCATTGTTTCGTTTAATACATCATTTATTTGTTCTCCTGAATTTCTTATATCTGTTTTGCAAAGTATATAATCAATAGAGCAATCAAATATTTCAGATAATCTTATAAGAATTTCTAAACTTGGTTTTCTGTCTTCTTTTTCATACATAGCAACAGTACTTTTGGCACCATTAAGCTTATCGGCTAACTCTTGTTGAGTCATTCCAAATTCTTCTCTTAATTTTTTTATCCTATTCATAAATATCTCCTCCGAGAATATTATAGCACACCTTAAGTGTACTTTTCAACATATAAAGTAAAAAAAGTTTGCTTAGAGCGACGGTGGATTCAAGTTTTATAAAAAAAATTTTTGAAAAAGTACTTGACAGTTCACAATGAGTATATTATACTCATTGTGAACTTAGAGAGGGGGTGATGTAATAATATGCCACGTGAAGAATTAAAACAATATAGGAAATCCATAAAAGAGACTCAAGAAAAAATGGCTCAAAACTTAGAAATAACACTTTCATTTTTTAAACAGATAGAATGTGGTGCAAAGAATCCAAGTATTAAGACAATAAAAAAATTTAAAGAAAAATATCCTACAGCTAACATTGATAAAATTTTTTTATCTTGAAAGTTCACAAACAGCAAACTATGGAGGTGATTTATGGAAAAATTATTAACGACCAAACAAATTTCAGAGATGTATGAAGTTTCTCCATATACAATAACACACAATTGGTGTAACAAAGGTCTAAAATTTTTAAGAGGGAAACACACAATGCTTTTTAAGGAAAAATGGGTAGATGATTTTATTGAAGAAGAAGCAGAAAGACAAAGTAGAAACAGAAATACTAATAATACTAAAACAGTTATAAACAAAACTGTAAGAAATTTTAGTAAAACAAAATTTAGCTCAGAAATGAAAATAATATAAAGAAGGTGAGAAGATGGAAGTATTAAAAAAAGTTCAAACAATACTGTTAATATTATTTGAACATAAAAATGAAATATTTATAACACTTATTTTATTTTGTTCTATTGCCTCTATATTTTATTGCATCTTCAAAATACATAATCATTCCCAAAATATTAACAATAAAACAAAGTATAAGTAACCATTTTGGAACAATAGTAGTACAAAAAAATAAATAAAAACTAAAAGGCATACAAAATAAGGTTGAATAAAATAAGAATCGTATCATAAACAAAAATCTATTTTTATTATATTTTCTTTTTAAAAATCTAAAAGTAAATGCCAAAAAACTAATACTTGCACTACATATTAAACCTGCAAGTACATTGTTAACAATATCATTAATATTCAATATAATCACCCCACTTTCGAGGGTAATTATATAAATAAAAAATACAAAAGTAAAGAGAGGTGAGAAGAATGACACTAGTAGAGGCAAAAACATTATTTGGAACATTAATATTAGGTAGTTTTGCAATAACACTATTAATGTTAGTAATTGCATATAAGATTGCAGAAATAAGTTACAAGAAAGCACACAAAAACACACATAAAGTGCACAGAAGTGTACAGAAAAGGACAGAAATAGTGTTCGACATTGACAGCAAAAACAAGACATTACAAGAAATACAACTAGAAAAAGCACAAATGATCAAATTATTAGGAGGTATTTAGATGAAAGATTTAATAGAACAAATTTTAAAGATGGCAAGAAATGAGCAAAAACAACATAAGATGATGAGCGATGTTGTAACTAAAGAAAACAAATTAAAATATTTAAGCGAAAATGCAAGACAGCTAAACGAGATTCTTTTAGTAGATACGTTAAAAGATTTAACAGCAGAAGAGAAATACGAAACTGTACTTGATATAGCAAGATACTATGTGCAACACATAGAAGACAAAATAATAGAACTAGACGCGTCTGGTAAACATATCTAGTTCAAAAAAAATACCAATAAATAAGCATTCTCTAAAATTATATTAACATAATTTTAGAGAGAATGCAATAGGAGGAAATATGGAAAAAGCATATTTAATGCAAGACATAATGAATTTAGAAGAATGTATAAAATTTCTGGATTCTGCAAAAAAAGCCTTAAACGATGTTGACAACACTGATTATTTATATGCAGAAATACATAATTTAAGAGAAAAGATTAATGATTTTAAAATTGATAGGGAGGCTGAAATTTAATGGAAGAGCAAAAATATTCAGAAATTTTAAAAAAATATAGTTTTGAACAGTTAGTTTATGAAAGAGCAATTTTAGAAAAAGAAAAAGCAAATTTGTATATAAAAGACAAAGAATTAAGTAGTGAGTTTAAGAGAAGATTGGAGGATAAATAAATGTTGGCAAAAAAAGCGACTTTAGAAGATGTAAATTTAAAAATTTTGGTTTGGGGAGAAGCTGGAAGTGGAAAAAGTAGATTTGCACTTTCTGCTCCAGCGCCATTAGTAATAGATTTAGAAGGAAGTACAAGATTATATGCAAATGAATTTGATTTTTGGAAAGCAGAAGTTGATAAAACTAATCCACAAGCTGGTAATCCAGGTAGTTTAACAATAAATTTATTAAAAGAGATATTAGAAGGAAAATATCCAGATAGAAAAACTTTAATAGTGGATCCTGTAACAGACTTATTGGATTGTATAGAAGATGTAAGTGCAAAAAAATATGAAGAAATGATAGGTAAGAAAGTAACAGAATTAAACGCAGTACAAAAAACAAAATGGTATGCGTATAGAAGAGAAACAGCAAGAAATATATTAAACCAACTAAAAGATATCCCAATGAATTTAATTTTAGTTGCAAGAGCTAAAAATCTATGGGACACAAAAGATGGCAAAATGCAACCGGTAGGGCTAACATATGATGCTTTAGACATTGTTGAATATTTAATGGATATAGTAATACAACTAGAGAAAAATGGAGACGAAACAAGAGCAATAGTAAAGAAATCTAGATTAGGAAACTTACCCAAAATACTAGATGTAAAAAATTTTAATTCTATAGGACAAGCATTAGAGCAAAATAAAAAATTAGCAGAAAAAAATGAGGGAGGAGAAAACAATGAATAAAGTAGTTCCTAAAGAACAGGAATTATTAGATTTGTATGCACAAGAATATTCAATTGGGGACATAGCAAAAAAATTAGACATGTCGGTCGGCAAAATATATAAATACTTTAAAATTTATAATATTGAAACAAGAAAAACACTGAGTAAAAAAGCTAGAGAACAAATTAGTAATGCTAATAAAGGCAAGAAGCATTCAAAAGGGTATAAACTTACCAATAAAACTAAAGAAAAAATAAGAATGAAGTGTTTAAAGAAGGGAATAGGACATAAGAAAACAAGAGCAGATGGTTATGTTGCCATATACTTTCCAGACCACCCTAAAAGTAACTCTGAAGGATATATTATGGAACATGTTTTAGTGATGGAGTGTAATATAGGAAGATGGCTGAAAGATGATGAAGTTGTACATCATAAAAATCATAAAAGAAATGATAATAGAATAGAAAATCTACAATTAATGACATTTAGAGAACATGCAAGATTACACATGTTAGAAAGAAAAAGGAGTGATGACTTATCAATAAAGTAATTTTAATAGGAAGACTAACAAAGGATGTAGATGTTAGATATACACAAACAACAAATACATTAGTAGCAAATTTTGCTTTAGCAGTAAATAGAAGGTTTGCAAAAGAAGGACAACAACAAGCAGATTTTATAAATATTATAGCTTTTGCAAAAACAGGAGAATTTTGTAAAAAATATTTTAGTAAAGGACAACAAGTTGCAGTAGTAGGAAGAATCCAAACAAGAAATTGGGATGATGACCAAGGGCAAAAACATTATGCAACTGAAATAATTGCAGAAGAGGTTTATTTTGCAGGAGATAAAAAAGGAAGTGCTGAAAGTACAGAACAAACTGAAAATTCAGATTTTGAGACATTTAGTGGAGATGATTTGCCATTCTAAGAAGATGAGAATATGCAAACAACAGGAATAATACTAAAAACAGATACAGACATAAACACTCGAAAATTAAAAATAAGCCTTCTTGTAGATACAAACAACAAAGATATTGTTGAACAACTAAAAAACGAAAATAAACTAACTATTGAGCTAAAAAAGTGGAGACAAAAAAGAAGTTTAGACGCTAATTCTTATTGTTGGGTGCTATGCGACAAAATTGCAAAAGAACTGTGTAAAGATAGAACAATTGTAACTAAAGAAGATGTATACAAAGATGCAATATTACAAATAGGAAGCTTTGAACCATTTATAATACAAGAAAAAACATATGCGAACTTTAAAAGAATATGGGAAAAACAAGGATTAGGCTTTTTAGTACAAGAAGTAAGTAAGAAAGATAAATGTGTAAAAGTAAATTGCTATTATGGTAGCTCTACATACGATACTAAAGAAATGAGTTTATTGATAGAAAGCATTGTTGAATTGGCAAAAACATTAAATATAGAGACAAAACCGCAAAGTGAAATAGATAGTTTGCTAAAGGAGTGGGACAAATGATAGTAACAGATTTAAGAAATAGTTTTAATCCAGCACCCAAAAATAAGACAGAAAAGCGGAAAGAAGAACACAGAAAATTCGATAAAAAGTGGACAGATAAAAAAGAAAAGCAAGAAGTTAGCAAAACTAGAAAAGAATAGATTTAGCATCTTACAAGAAGAAAACGGAAGTTGTTTTATTTGTAATAGACAGCTTAAAAAGTTGGACAAACACGAAGCTTTTGGTGGCGCAAATAGAAAAAAAAGTATCGAGTATGGCTTAGTTTATTACCTTTGCAGAAAATGTCATCAAAAAGCCGATTCAGATAAAAATACAAGGCAAGTTTTACACAAACTTGCAAGAAAAGAGTTTATAAAAAAGTACAGTAAAGAAAAATTCTTAAAAGAATTTGGGAAAAATTATTTAGGCAACTAGGGTAAGCACAATATATTGCTTGCCCTTTTGTCAGAAAGGAGCAAAAGAAAAGTGGCAGAAAGAAGAATGTTTGCAAAAACAATAATAGATAGTGATGCTTTTATAGATATGCCTACATCTGCAAGACTGCTTTATTACGATTTAGCAATGCGAGCTGATGATGATGGATTTGTAAACAGTCCTAAAAAAATAATAAGAATGACAGGAGCATCCGATGATGATTTAAGTGTTTTAATACTAAAAAAATTTATAATACCATTTGAAAGTGGTGTTGTTGTTATAAAGCACTGGAGAATCCACAACTATATTAGAAAAGATACATACAATGAAACAGCATATAAAGATGAAAAATCGACACTGATATTAGATGAAAATAAGGCATATAAACTGATTGATACGACTTGTATACCACCCGTCGACGAGACGTCGACACAGGATAGGTTAGGTAAGGATAGTATAGGTAAGGATAGTATAAATAATAATATACCTGTTTCGGAAACTGAATCTGCAAAAGCCAGCAAACATAAATATGGGGAATATAATAACGTATTGCTGAAAGATGAAGAATTGCAGAAATTACAGAAAGACTATCAAAATTGGGAAGAACTTATAAAATATCTTGACGAGTACATTGAAATGAAAGGATATAAAGCAAAATCGCATTACTTATGTATAAAAAAATGGGTTGTAAATGCCGTAAAAGAAGACAATTTAAAAAAAGTAAAAAAAGATACAAATAAAGTGGAGGATTTCTAAATGACAAAAGAGGAATTTAAACAGGGTATTTATATAATACAACAAAATTACAATACAAAATTTGAAGTTTCAAAATTAAAATTATACTATGAAAATTTAAAAGACATTAATTATAACACATATATAAGCAACATAAAAGAACATATAAAAACAAATCCATACATACCAAATGTTGCACAGTTAAGAGGAGCAGAGCAAAGAAAACAATTTACTGACTACGACCAGAGAGAATATGAAAATATAGATTTTAACAAATTTTATGCAAATTAAAGGAGTGTGAAAACAAATGAATGAAATAACAAGAGAAACTAGAAGAGAAAGTTTTATAAAAGTAAATATAACCGAGAGAGAGGCACAAGTACTAGAAATCTTAAAAGATGGAATAGAAAGAACAGCTAGAGAGATAGCAGAAGAGATGTATTTAGCAGGTTACACAAATACACCAGATAGGAATAATGCAAGTCCTAGATTAACGGATTTATTAACTAAAAGATATGTAATTATAGTAGGTAAAAAAACAGATAATTTAACAAACAAAAGTGTTGCAATATATAGGATAGCAAGTTAATGGATAGACAGAAGTACGAAACAATACCAGATTGTAAATGTGTAACCTGCCTAGGATGCAACTTATTAGAAGATATAAACTTTAGAGGATATTACAGATGTGAAAATTATATAAAAGGAGTGCAAAATGATAATAAAAATACCACTTATGTGCAGAAGCAAGAAAAATTCGCAGAGAATTTTAGTAAATAAAAGAACTGGAAAATTGTTTATAGGACAATCTGAAATATATGTAAATTTTGAACGAGAGTGTGGCAAATTTTTAACAAAATATAAAAACAATATAACTTATCCAGTAAATTTAAAATGTACCTTCTATGTTCCAAATAAACGTAAAAGAGATTTAACAAATTTAGAGAATGCAATAGCAGACATATTAGTTAAATATAAAGTACTGCAAGATGATAATTACAACATAATCCAAAGTTGGGATGGAAGCAGAATAATTTACGAAAAGGGCAGAGAAGAAACGATTATAGAAATTACAAAAATTTAAAAGGGAGTGATTAAATGAAATACATATATTTTATAGTATATTTTCAAAAAAGAGGATACGATGAAGGAACAGGAAGTATAGAAGTAGCTAGGAATAAAAAAATTAAAAGTATTGAAGAATTGCGAGAACTTGAAAAGTTTATAAAAAAAGAATGTAACCTAAATAAAGTATTAATAATTAATTATAAATTACTACGTAAAGAAGGAGGAGAAGAATGAATAAAACATATTATGTAATAGTAAATTTAACAGATCTATGCTATATGAAGGATGGGCAAGATGAGCAAAGCATTATAAATGCAGATAAATTCAAAAGTTATATAGATGCTAAAGCTGAATTAGCAGAATATGATAATGATTTTAATGGTGCAATTTATGAAGTTACGGAACACATAAACAGAGAACTAAGAATTGTTAAAGGAGATGGATAAAATGTGGATTGAATGGCTAGATGAAATACCATATTAAGGAGGAATAAAACAAAAATGAATGATTTTAAAACAATATTAAAATTAATAATAAAACTATTAGCAATAGCATTTAGTGCAACAGCATTTGGTTGGTTTATAGGCACTATAGTAGTTTTAAAAATGAGTTGTGGTGGATAAGAGAGGGGGAAAACAAGACATGAAAATATATTATGGAAGTAAAGCAAACGGAAAAACAATGAAAGCAATCCAGTTATCAGTAGAAAAACAAATGCCAATAGTTTGCATTAATTACAAACATAAAAAAGATATAGAGCACAAAGCTTACCAAATTGGAATAAAAGAGAAAATGCCAGAACCTATAGTGGCAACAGAAACAAGAAAAAAAGTAATTGGCAATAGAAAAGGATTAATAGTCGATGATTTAGATATTTTATTAAGACTTATATTTGATGATAATGTTTACTATGCTACTATGGAAGATTGTGAGGCAGAAAAGCTTGAAAGGAGTGATACATATGAAAACAGCTGATGAGACAGAAAAAGTAATAAATACATACAAATCAATAAATTATACAAGAGAGTGGTTTGATACACATAAATATAGATATAAATTTGGACAAGACTTTAATCCATATATAGGAGAATATTTCCTTGTAGATTTATATGCAGGAGAAATTTGGTTGGTACAAGGAAGCAAACCTATATATAATGCTAGAAGAAAACAAAGATTACCTATAAAGCCAATATGTAAAGTATTTAACGCAAAAGAAGTAGGGTATGTAAATGGATATTGGCAATTATTTAGAGATGAGGTGTTTTAAGTGAAAGAAAATAATATAAGTGAAGATATAGTTTTATTGAATGATTTTATTGAAGGTAATTTCCAAAAAGATAAATTAGAAAATTATAAAGGCTCTTATAAAATGGGATTTTTTTATTATAAAAGTATTCAACAAGCTATAAAAAATATTTTAGTAGACTATAAAAGAGTATTAAAAGAAAATGAAACATATAAGAAACAATATTTTGGTTTAATAGATAAAATAGAAAATAAAATAGATAAATTCGATTATGAATTTGAAAAAGCAAAAAGAAAAAATGATAATGATAGAGCAGATTATTATTGGAATTTAATTAGAAATTTTATAAAGATTTTAGAAAGTGAGGAATAAGTATGAATAAATTTAAATTAGGGCAAAAAGTAAAAATAATTAGAACAGGGAAGATTGGGAGAATAAATAATATAACAAGTGAAGATTTTGGTACGAGTGGAGTTTCTAATGCTTGTTATAGAATTGAATATATAAAAGAGAATGATTGGAATTGGTTTACAGTCCATGATTTAGAAGAAGTAAAAGATATATTAGACCCAGAAGAAAAAGAATATTTAAGCAATGTAATTAAACCATTTAAACATAAAGTTAAAGGAATTAGAAAGAATGAAATTTGTAATAGTGAAGATAATCAAAAAGAAGAATATATAATAATTTGCATTAAAAATGATTATCAGATAAATTTGCCAAATTTTAAAAAGAACACAATGTATAAAAATATGGAAATCAATAAAGCGTACACATTAGAAGAATTAGGATTATAAAAATTAATAGACCGTAAAAAAGGGGAATAAGGAAAAAATGGAACAGAAAGAAATTAACAATATTAAAGAGCCATATATAAATGGCAAAACAGGAATAGCATTAGGAAACTGGATAAAAGATACAATAGAGAATTGGGTTAAACGAAATCCAGATAAAATATTAGAAAATGCGCTAAATGAGTTAATACAACAACAAACAAAATTTTTAAAAAAATTAGGAGGTACATATAATTGAAGTTAAGTAAAGAAGTAAAAAGAAATACAATTGCGGATTTAAGAAAATACCCAGATTGGATTGTTAGAATAGAATGTGAAGGCTTAGGAGGAGAACCGGTCACAATTGGTGGCTTTTGGGAAGAAAATTTTACAGCTCAACAAAACAATTGGAGACAATCTGTAATAGAAAATACAATGGTTTACGATGAAGAAGTAAGGAAAAAAATTTTTGCAATAGAAAGAGTCTTTGAAAGATTGCAAGGAGACATGAAAAGTATAATAAGATTAAGATATTTATTGCCAGGTAATACTGTAGAAGATATATGCAGTAAGCAAAACATTCCACAAGCTACATATTTTAGACTTCAAAACAGTGCATTAATAAGTTTTGCAAGGGCTTTAGGACATATAAAATAAATTTGATAGAAATTTGATAGAAATTTGATAGAAATTTGATAGTTTTTTGTGGAAATTTTGAGAGTGTCAAGTTATAATATCAATAGATTTAAAAGTGTGTCCAAAAAAGAAAAGTTAAATAATTAATTTTCTTTTCCAATATATTTTTTATTAAAGGGCCTTAATTGCTTTTACAAGAGCAATTAAGGTTTTTTTGTAAATAAAAGTGAGGGATAATTATGAATAAACAAAATCTTTTTAAAAAATATAAAACAGAAATATGTAAATATTGTGCAAATAAAAATGAAAATGATTGCAATATACATATAACTGTAGATTTATCTGTAAAATGTTGTAATTACATAAAAGATAAAACAAAGTTTAAAAAAAGGCCAAAATTAACAGAGTGGTAGAGGGAGATTTATTATGTGTGCAAGAAAACTAATCTACAACGATAAATTAATAACAGAACAATACACAGCACAAGAAAAAGCAGAGCATAGAGAAAAATTAAATAATATAAAAGAACAGTTACCTGCGAATTGTAGAAATTGTTCTTTTTTAATTATAACGAGCCTAAAAGAACAAAAAGTTTATTGCCCATACTTAATAAAGAACGAATGTTTGCGAGGAGGTAATATATTATGTATCTAAAAGTAAAATCAAAGAAGGAAAAGAATCTTATACAGAAAATTTCTAAAGAAAAAAATGAACTAGTAATAAAGGTATTAAATAAAAAAGGTTATACATGTAATAACACAATAGAAAGTCAAAAAGAAATAAGCAAAAAATTAAATTTAGAGCAGAGAAAAGTAATATTAGAAAATCAAAATGAGAAATTATCAAAAATAGGAAGTTATTATATCTGGGAAGCAGATGTAACAATAAAAATAGTAGATGTGGTAACAGGAAAGGAAGTGTAAGATAATGTGGAATATATTTCTGGGAATAATATTAAGTTGTTTAGGAGCATTAGCAATAGCATTTACTCTTTTTATTTTTGTTACAATAATAGATGTAATGATAAAACAATTTAAAAGAAAATAATTTTAATAAATTTTAATTAGGAAGGGGTGAACCAAGTGTTAAGTGAAAAACAAATGCAATGTATAAACTTAATGGTTATAGAAAATAAAACACAAAAACAAATAGCAAAAGAATTAAAAATAACAGAACAGACAATATGCAACTGGAAAAAAGATAAAGAATTTAAAAATGAAATAGAGAAAAATATAAAAGAAAATTTTGGTTCACTTGCAGTAGAAGCACAAAAGGAACTGAAGAAACTATTAAAATCAAATAACGAATATATAAAAATGCAAGCAGTAAAAGATATTCTTGATAGAGCAGGATATAAACCTACAGAAAGAATAAAGAATGAAGTAGAACCTTCTAAAAAATTTGCAGATATTTGCAAACAATTAGGTGGTGAAGGACTAAATGAATGACGAAGAAAAAGACTTTGAATTATCAGAAAAATATATTGACTTTTGCAATACAACTGAAAATGTTGATGTTGATATACTAGAAGGAACAACAGCCTCAGGAAAAACTACAATAGCAGCAGGCATTAAGTTTATGCGAATGATATCAGCATCTAACAAAAAAGAGCATATAATTGCAGCAAGAACAACAGGTGTCGCTGAAAAAAATATAATAAATCAAGATAATGGAATATTAGATATACACAAAAATGCTATATATTGTGGAAATGGAGATAAAGACCATAAGTTCCCACATATAAAATTCGAAAATAAAATTATATATGTATTAAGTTATAAAAATAAAGACCAATGGGAGAATGCACTAGGGGGACAATATGGTTGTGTGTACATAGATGAAGGTAATATAGCTGATATAGATTTTGTTAGAGAAATCTTAACAAGAAATGATTATTTGTGCATAACATTAAATCCAGATGATCCTAATTTACCTATTTATGATGAAGTAATAAATCATGCTAGACCATATAAGAAGTATGCTAATGACGTACCAATTGAAATAATGAAAGAACTAAACAAAATTGAGCCAAAGAAAAATTATAGATATTGGTTTTTTACTTTTTATGATAACAAAGGTTTGACAGAAGAAGAAATAGAAAAGAAAAAAACAGTTGCTCCAATAGGAACGAAACTATATAAAAACAAGATACAAGGACTAAGAGGAAAAGCAACAGGGCTATGCTTTAATTTACAACCTAAAAACATAATAACAGTAGAAGAAGCAAAACAAATGAAATTTAAGCTATTTTCTATTGGTTGTGATACATCATATTCAAAAGAAAGCCACGATAAAGTAACACTAGAAGGTATAGGAATAACAATAGATAATAAATGTGTATTATTAAAAGAAAGAACATTTAATAATAGAGATAGAACAATACCATTTGCACCAAGTGATGTAGTTCAATGGATAATACAATTCATGGAAGAGTTTAAAAATGAATGGGGATTTGCAAGAACTTGTTTTATAGATAATGCAGACCAAGGAACAATAATGGAAGCAAACAAAGCAAAAAGGCAAAATGCTTTAGTATATAACTTTGAAAATGCATGGAAAAAGACAAAGATAATCACTAGAGTTCAACTACAAGAAAGTTGGTTGAATACTGGTGATTTTTTAATTGTTGAAACTTGCAAAGATTATATAGACGAATGCAACAAATATTCATTTGATGAAGATAATCAACCTGAAGATGGAAACGATCACTCAATAAATGGTTGTCAATATGCTTGGTTACCATACAAAAAGAAAATTGGTAATTGGGAAGTAATAAAGAAATTGATTAAAGATGAAAGCGAGGAATAAAAAAATGAAAGTAATGATTAGCCAACCTATGAGAGGCAAAACTAATGAACAGATAAGACAAGAAAGAGCTGAACTAGTACAAAAATTAGAAAATAAAGGATATGAAGTGGTAGATACAGTTTTTGAAAATGCACCAGCAGATGAGGATGTTGCAATTTATATGCTGTCTCAATCAATAAGATATATAGGAAAAGTGGATGGAATTGTCTTTATGAAAGGTTGGAAAAATGCAAGAGGTTGTAAAATAGAATACTATGTAGCTCAATATTATCACAAATTTATAGCAATGGAGGAATAAAATGGGAACAGTCAATGATAAAATAAAAAATGTAATACGAAATTGGTTAGAAATACAACCAAGTGTAGGAGATACGATAACAATACAAGAAACAAACACATTTGAAGGTAACTGTTTTAGAAATCTGTTGTGGTATAGAGGAGATGCATCAGAATTACATCAATACTATACACAAACAGATGACTTGATGGGAAATGCAAAGTTTTGGGCAGCACAAAGTACAACTGGTATAAATATTAGAAAAATACATACTGGGTTACCTGCTATGATAGTTGATATGTTAGCAGATATAATTGTTGATAGTTTTAATAAAATAGAAGTTAAAGGAAACAACGAAGCACAAACAAATTGGGAAGAAATAGCAAAAGAAAATGACTTCAAAGAAACATTAAAACAAGCAATAATTGATGTATTTGTGCAATGTGATGGTGCATTTAAGATAAGTTATGATACAGATATAAGTAAATATCCAATAATAGAGTTTTATTCTGGACAAGATGTTGACTATGAATATACAAGAGGAAGAATAACAGGAATAAACTTTAAAAATAAATATCCTAAAAAAGATGCTTGTTATACTTTGTTTGAAAAATACTCTAAAGATGGCATAAAATATGAATTATATAAAAATGACCAGTTAATGAAAGATTACAATTCTATTCCAGAAACTGCAGACTTGAAAGAACCAACGGATACTAAATTTATGATGGCTGTGCCTATGATGTTCAATAAATCAAAGAAATATAGAGGTAGAGGCCAAAGCATATTAGAAAAGAAATTAGACGCTTTTGATAGTTTTGACGAAGTGTGGAGCAAATGGATAGATGCATTAAGAGATAACAGAACAATAACATATATTCCAGAGGATCTAATACCAACAAATGAAAATGGGGATTTATTAAAACCTAATACATTTGATAATAGATACGCTAAAGTAGGAAGTACAACATCGGAAACAGAAAGCAGTAAGATTACAAGAGAAAAAGGAGACTTTGACTATGAAGGAATGTTACAGTCATATATAACTGCATTAGATTTGTGTTTGCAAGGATTAATAAGCCCATCAACATTAGGAATAGATGTAAAAAAATTAGATAATGCAGATGCCCAAAGAGAAAAAGAGAAGGCAACACAATATACAAGAGGAAAAGTAATTGACGTATTAGAAAAAGTTATTCCTAAGTTAGTTACAATATGTCTAAAAACATATGATTTAGCACAAGGAAAAACAGCAGGAGAATATGAAACAGTAGTAGATTTCAAAGAATATGCTAATCCAAGTTTTGAAGCAACAGTAGAAACAGTATCAAAAGCTAGACCAGGACAAAATGTAATGAGTATTGAAAAGACTGTAGATACAATGTATGGTGATAGCTTAACAGAAGAAGAAAAAGAAGAAGAAGTAAAAAGGTTAAAAGAAGAAGCAGGAATAATTGAAAAAGAAGAACCTAATATAATGGAACCATTGCCAAATTTTAAAAAAATTTTATAAAAACTATTGACTTGTAACTAGTTACATAGTATAATAAGTGTAACAAGTTACATAGGAGGTGGTAATTATAGCAAAAAGTAGAGCAGAATATATGAGAAACAGAAGAAAAGGAGTAAAACCATTTTATGTTGAGATAGAAGAAAAGAAAATGGAAAACTTTGAAAAAAAGTTAGAAAATGAAAACAAGACTAAAAAAGAGTGGCTTAATGAGAAAATTGATGAAGAATTAAAAAAGTAAAAAAAGAGAATAGCCTGTAAAGTTTGGAGACCAAACAGACTATTCAAGCACGAACTACTTGAAGTAATTCTATGAATATTATAACACATAGAATACCTAAATTTCAAGTAGTCGAAAGAAAATTTGAAAGGTAGGTATTTTATTATGGAAAAATTAAATTTATTAGATGAATTAGAAGGAGCAGAAGGCTATTTATCAGGAGATATGCAACAACTAGCATATATACAAGACAATTTAGAGGCAATGAAACGAGGAGATAGAATAGTAGATATACCATTTGTAATAAATAGTATAGAAACATTATTCAAAGCAATGCTTTATAACCAACAAAATATGAAGAATGCAATAGATAAAGCATATACCCTAAAGAAATTAGGAGGTGCTAAATAATGAAAGAAATATGGAAAGATATTAAAGGTTATGAGGGATTATATCAAGTCAGCAACTTTGGAAGAGTAAAAAGAATAGGAAAGTATAAAAATCAATTTAATACTGAATGGGAAAGTAATAAATGTTTAAAAATGAATAAAGATAGAGATGGCTATTGCCTAGTACATTTAAGTAAATACGGAATAGCAAAATGTAAAAAAGTACATAGATTAGTTGCAGAGAGTTTTATAGAAAATCCTAAAAATTATGAAATGGTTAATCATAAAAACGAAATAAAAGATGACAACAGAGTTGAAAATTTAGAATGGTGCGATGTTACTTATAACAATAATTACAAATCAGCAAGGACAAGAAAATATAAAAAAGTTGAAATGTTAAATTTAGAAGGAATTGTATTAAAAGAATATGAAAGTATATTACAAGCTAGTATAGAAAATAATTTAGATAAAAGCCATATTGTGAAATGTTGTAAAGGAAAAATAAAAACAACAGGTGGATATAAATGGAGATATAAAGAAGACTAAACAGTCTTCTTTTTTGAGGTGGTGAAGTTGAATAAGGATTATGATATTAAGAAAATATTTGAGGATATAGAATTAGAACTTATAAAAAGTATGAAGAGAACTCTCTGGTCGCACAAACAGGACGAAGAGGCTAAAAATTTTAAATGGCGGTCAATGGCAAGCATTAAAAATAAAACAATTTGAAGATTACAAAAAAGCAAATAAAGAAATATTTAACAATAACACAAAAGGGTTAAATAAATATTTATATAAGCATATAAAAGAACAATTCAAAGAAGGGGCTGGAAGAACCAACAAACAAGCAATACAATCATGGATTATAAGGAAAGAAGATTCACAATTAGGTGGATCTTTTTTTGGATTAAATCATAGAAAACTAGATGCTTTAATAAAAAGTACAAAAAACGACATTAAAGATGTAAAATATGCAACTTTAAGAATGGCAAATGACCAATATAGGCAAATAATATACAAAGCACAAGTATTTGCTAATACTGGAGCAGGGACAGTAAAACAAGCAATAGATATGGCTAGTAAAGATTTTTTAGCAAGAGGATTTAATTGTATTGAGTATAAAAATGGTACAAGACATAATATAGCTGATTATTGTGATATGGCTATTAGAACAGCAAATAAAAGAGCAAATCTAATGGGAGAAGGTGAATTGCGTAAGAAATTGGGCAATCCATTAGTATATGTATCTAAACATGGCGGAGCGTGTGATAAATGTACACCATGGGAAGGCAGAGTATATATAGATAATGTATGGTCTGGTGGCACAGAAAATGATGGCAAATATCCACTACTAAGTACAGCAATAGCAGGAGGCTTATTTCACCCTAGATGCCACCATGGAACAAGTACATATTATGAAGGCATAAACGAAGAACCAGAAGAAGTAATAGAAGCAAAACACAATCACAATGAAGAAGATAAATATACTCAATATTTACAACAAAGACAGAAACAATGTGAAAGATTGGCAATAGGAAGCTTATTACCTGAAAATGTATTAAAATATCAAAATAAAGCTAATGAATTGAAAATTGAAATAGAAAGTAGTAAAATAGGTCTGACAGATGATGAACAATATGCAATAAACCAATACATAAGTTCAGAAAGTTATAAAATAAATGAAATATTAAGGAATAATCTTAAACCAGATGGTATTCAAGAGCATATAATCAAACATTTAGATAAAGCATTAGATAAATGCAAAAATTATAATGGGAATATAGTTAGAGCTTTAGATATAACAGATGAGAAAAAAATAAAAAAATTTATACGTATGAATAAAATTAATAAACCAATAATGTTTAATGAATATTTATCTTTTTCAAGTAGAAACGATTACAATAAAAATGCTAATGTAATAATATATACAGCATCAAACAAAGCAAAAGATTTAAGAAACTTTAATCCAGACGAATCTGAAATATTATATCCAAGAAATAGTAGATTTATCGTTGAAAATATAAAGAAAGTAGCTGGTAAATATTATTTATTATGGAGGGAAATTTAATGAAAAATTCTAGATGGATAAATGAAATACCTAAACCAATACCAATAAATGAAAATGTTGAAATAACAGATGAGATGAAAAAAGAAGCAGAAGAGTTTTCAAAAGCAATTGAGACTGGAAAAATTAATGAATGGTTTAAAAAAAAATAAAATTTTATATTGTTCGACAAATTTCGACACAAATATATATTAAATAATGATATACTCTTTCGAAATAAATACGGAAAGGGATGAAATATTGTGGAAATTCAAATAAAAACGAAATTTTGCAAGCATTGCGGTGAAAAAATACCAGAAGATGCAATAATATGTACAAAATGTGGAAGACAAGTAGAAGAATTAAAAAGTAATAAACCAGATAATATTATAATAAATAATTCTGCTTCTTCATCTTCTTCTGCTTCAGCAAGTAGTGTTAATCAAGGACCTATTAGAAGAAAACATTCAATTTTGTTTGATATATTTATGATTTGTATAACTGGAGGACTATGGATAATTTGGATGATAGTAAGACCTAAGTATTATTAATAAAATGTAAACACTTGCAGAAATGTAGGTGTTTTTTTATATGCAAGTTTAGTGTAATGGTAGCACGACAGTCTCCAAAACTGTTTGCAATGGTTCAAATCCATTAACTTGTGCCATTTTTAAAATTAGAGCTTTAAAAAAGGCTCTTTTTTTATTGCAAAAATTATGGTCGACGGACCTTAAACGGGGGAGGTTCCAATATGGAAGACGATAAAAAACAAAATGCAGATACTCAAACTGCAACAGAGAATGCTCAAAACGAGCAAAAAACTGAAAATAAAAATGAGGGTGAGAAAGCTAAAAAACAAGTAGCTCAAAAAGGCGAAGATGGTTCAATAGTTTTCAAAAATCAAGATGAGTTAGATGGATTTATAAGAAGAATGTACGCAAAAGGCGCTGAAAAAGCAGAACAGGGTGAAACTTCTAAACAAGTTCAAGAAACTCAAAACAAGCAAGAAGACAAAGGACAAGAAGAACAAAAAGAGACTGTTCAAACAGACTATACTGACAAAATAGCACTTGCTATGGCCAAAGCAGGGGTTGATGTTAAGAAAGTTGAAAGAGCAGCAAGATTAGTTGATATGTCAAAAGTTTTAGAAAATGGAGTAATAGACACCAAAAAGCTAGAAGATGAAATCAACGCAGTAATTTCTGAATTTCCTGAGTTAAAAATAGCAAAGGAAGAAGAAAAGGAAGAAAAAGGATTTAAATTCGGAGCAACACAAAGTAACTCTGATGACAATTCAAAAAGTAAAAAGCCTGTAGCCACAAAAAGATGGAACAGGTTTAATTCATTTTAGGAGGTAATTAATTATGGCATTAAATTATGCACAGGTATGGTCTCCAGACCTATTAGAAATTATGGAGCAAGAATCTTTAACTTCACCATTTGTAACTACAGCTGTTAAGTGGTTAAGTGCAAAAACATTTCATTTTACACAAATGAGTACAAGTGGTTATAAAGCACATAGTAGATTAGGTGGATGGAACAAAGGAACATTTGCACAAACTGATGTGCCTTTTACATTAACACATGATAGAGATATATCATTTTTAGTAGATAAAATAGATGTAGATGAAACAAATGAAACAGCATCTATTAAAAATATTTCAGAAGTATTCCATAAAACACAACAAATACCAGAAATGGATGCATACTTCTATTCTAAAGTTGCTACAGAAGCACAAAAATTAGATGGATATCATAGTTCAACAGCATTGTCTTCATATACAAAAGAAAATGTATATGGAAAATTAAAAGCAATGTTAAGTGCTGGAAAATTAAGAAGATATGTAGCAAAAGGTGCATTAATTGCATACGTAAATTCTACAATTATGGATTTATTAGAACAATCTACAGACTTTACAAGAAAAATAGAAATGACACAAATTGCAGAAGGTGGTATTGGCATAGAAACAAGAATTACAGATATTGATGGAGTAACACTGATTGAAGTAATTGATGATGAAAGATTCTATGATAAATTTGATTTTACTGACGGATTTGTACCTGTTGCAAGCACATCTCATAAAATCAATGTTTTAATAGCATCTCCATTAACTGTTAAGACAGTACCAAAAATTGCAAGTATTTATTACTTTAATCCAGGGCAACACACAGATGGAGATGGATACTTATATCAAGACAGAAGTTTATCTGATACATTTGTATTCCCAAACGGAAAAGACAATAAAATTGACAGTATATATGTTGATGTTGATACTGAAACATATACTGCTGAATAGGAGGTTCTAAATGGCTAAAATAAAAATAGAAAAAGATAATGCAATATTATCTATAGAAGAGGAAGAATTATTACAATATGAAGCTATGGGATTTTCTAAATTAGGAGCTACTAAAAAAGCAGATTCTAAAGATTTAGAAAAGGAACTAAAAAAATTAACAAAATCTAATGAAGAGCTAACAGCAAAGGTTGCTGAATTAGAAAAGAAAGTAAAATAAGAGGTGTTGCAAATGATAAATGTTTATGCAACAAAAGAGGACTATTACAAATATGGCTCTAAAGTATTAGAAAGTGAAGAAACAGAAAAGTATTTAGAGTTAGCCTCAATAGATGTCAACAGGGCAACATTAACAAGAATTGAAAGAAGAGGATTTAATAATTTAACAGCACAACAAAAAGATTTAATAATCAAAGCAACTTGTATACAAGCAGAATATATAAAAGAAGAAGGCATATATGATGATGATAGTATATCCAGTTATTCAGTTGGAGGAGACTTAACAGTAAATGAAAAGGAATCGCAAAATATAGCAGACAAATTAAATATATCAAAATTAGCCTTTTTTTATTTGAAAAAAACAGGATTGACCAACAGAACAATATGATAAAAAAATTAAATCCAAAACACTTGAAAAGATTATTAAATAATAAATGTGATGTAGTTATATATCAAGAAGGCTTATCTGAAAACGGTGAGCCTCTAACTTCTTTAAATTTAAAAAAACAAAAATGTAGATTTGTTGAAACAACAAAAATTATAATTGGTCCAGATGGAAGAAAGATTCAACTTGTAGGGAAAGTAATATTGCTAGGAGATATAGCACCCAATATAAAGAAAATAAGTGGTGGACAAGTAATAATAAATGATATAGAATATGAAATTTATCAAGCAAGTAGACCAAGGAATCCAGATGGAACTGTTCATCATACAACGTTGGAGCTGATATAATATGAAGATAACATTTAATAATAAAAATATAGAAAAAATAAATGAAAATGCCAGATTAGCATTAATAGATACTGCAGAGGCAATAAAAACGGATTTAATTCAAAGCCAAACTGTGCCATTTGATACTGGTACGATGCAAAACGATAGTACATTTGTCGATGATAAAAAATCAATAAGAGGTGTTGCAACAATAATTGTAGACACACCTTATGCTAGAAAAGTATATTTTGACCCAGAAATACATATAAAACAAGGTAAAAATCCAAATGCAAAACAGTATTATTTTGATGATTATTTAAATGGAAACAAAAAGGATTTACCTTCAAAATATTTTGCAAAGTTATTAAAAAGGAGAAATGAAGGATGATATCTAAAATAAGTACATTAAAGTTAAAAGATTACTTGAAAACTGTGATACTAGAATGTAGTAAGTGGTCAATAGGCCAAATGGACGAAAACCAAGATAAAGCAATTGCTTTATATGCTAATCGTAGACAATTAGAAGATAATTCTAAATATAAAAAGTTAAAAAGTTATGGAATATTACCAATTACTTTATTATTAAGATGGACAAAAAATTATAATGTGGCCGAAACCATGGCCAATAAAATTTATGAACTACTAGATTGTAGTTCTTTTTTTGTTGATGATTATAATTGCTCGATTGAGTGCTTATATAATGGTCCTATTGATTTAGGAGCAGATGAAAACAACGTTTATAAATTTTCAATAGAATTTAATTTATTATATAGAAAGGGTGAAAATAATGGCAACTAAAACAGGAGTATATCCAGTGTATGAAAACCAATTTCAAGTAGGAGCTAGTAAAGAGGCATTAAAAGATATAGCAGATATGGAAAGCTTCTCAGTAAAATTAGATAACGGAGTAGAAGAATGGAATCCACTAGATCAAAAAGGATGGGTTAGAAGATTAATGACTTCTAAATCTGTTACTATTTCTATTTCAGGAAAAAGAAATTTTGGAGATGCTGGAAATGATTATGTAGCAGGATTAGCATTAAAAAATGGAAGAGATGTTGAAGGATGTTTACAATGGACATTTCCAGATGGAGCAAAATTAGTATTCGAAAATGCAGTTTATAATATAACAAATTGGGGAGCAGGAAAATCAACGGAGGTAATTCCATTAGAATTTGATGTAATGTCAAACGGAAAACCAACTTATACAGAAACTGCATCACAAAGTAGTGAAACAACACAAGCAGTTAAAAAATAAAAGATAGGAGGTTTTATCCTCTTATCCAAATATTATTTAGGAGGGAAATTATGGATTTAAATATAATCGATAAATTAGATTGTGACAAAAAAACAATAACAATAGCAGAAAACAAGACATATGAAATAGACTGTTCTGCAGAAACAATGCTTCGCGTAGGAGAAGTATTTAAGAAAGATTCTACAATAAATGAGTTTTATACTGCAATAGAAATGCTTTTAGGAGAAATGGCTGTAAAAGAAATAAAAGAAATGAAAGTTACAGTAAAACAATTGCAAATAATTATTGTTGCGATATTAGCACAAATCAATGAAATTACATATGAAGAGATGGAAAAACGATTTCAAAAGCAATAGCAACAACGAATTGTGGTATGACATGGAAGAAGACTGGCTTTTAATAGAGGCTAGTTTAAATAAACAATATGGAATAAGAATCCGTAAAGAAATAAAAGATATGAATTATGCAGAGCTATGTACATTAATATCTGGCTTGATGCCAGATACTCCACTGGGGAATATAGTTCAAATTAGAAGTGAAGACGATGAAGATACTTTAAAAAACTTTACACAAGAGCAAAAAAACATCAGATGGGAATATAGAAATAAAATAGCAAAAAAGGTAAGTAAAGAAGATTACGAAAAAGCAATCCTCGAGATGCAAAAAGCCTTTAAAGAAATGGCAGGTGGTAGCAAATGAAAGAAATAAGATGTCCTTTTTGTAAGCAATTGTTGCTAAAGGCTTTTTTTTGCAAAGGAGAAATAAAATGTATGCGATGCAAAAAAATAATTTATATAGATGAAAAAGATAGAGCGAGCAACACAGTTAAAAATAACTAGTAGTTAGCCGATGCCTACTTTTACCTTTGAAAGAAAGGAGAAAAATAGGCATGAGTACAAATGTTGGAGCTGTTGATATGGAATTAGTTTTAAATTCTAATCCATTTAATCAACAGCTTAAAAACACAACAAATACAGTTAAAAATTCTGGAATTGAAGGGGCTTTAGGAAAAATTGGAAAGATTGCTGCAGTTGCATTTTCTGTAAAAGCAATTGTAAGCTTTGGGAAAGAGTGTATTGAACTAGGCTCTAATTTATCAGAAGTTCAAAATGTTGTAGATGTTACATTTGGGGATCTAAATACGCAAGTAAACGAATTTGCTCAGAATGCAATAGAACAATTCGGATTAGGACAAACAGTTACAAAGAAATATGTAGGTACTTTTGGAGCAATGTCTAAATCGTTCGGTTTTTCAAATGAGGAAGCATTAAAAATGTCTGAAACATTAACTGGATTAACTGGAGATGTTGCTTCTTTTTACAATTTAAGTTCAGATGAGTCTTATACAAAATTAAAATCAGTTTTTACTGGAGAGACTGAAAGCTTAAAGGATTTAGGTGTTGTAATGACACAAAATGCACTTGACCAATATGCTTTGGCAAATGGGTATGGAAAAACCACATCTAAAATGTCTGAGCAGGAAAAAGTGGCACTAAGATATAAATTTGTAATGGATAAACTTAGTATAGCAAGTGGAGATTTTGCAAGAACAAGTGATAGTTGGGCAAATCAAACGAGAGTGCTAAGTTTAAGATTTAATGAATTAAAAGCAAGTTTAGGACAAGGATTAATAAATATATTTACTCCTTTCATAAAAGATATTAATTTAGTAATTTCAAAGCTTCAAATATTTGCTTATTATTTTAAATCATTTACAGAAATGATTTTTGGAAATGCAGGAGGAGATGATAGTTCAAGCTCTGTGTCAAATTTGGCAACAGAAGCAAACAATGCAAGTAATGCAGTAGATGGAATAGGCGAAAGTGCTAAAAAAACCAAAAAAGCATTGCAAGGATTACGAGGTATTGACCAAATAAACAATTTAACTCCAAGTAAAGATGATAGTAGCTCTGGAAGTGGAGCAAGTGGAGGTATAGATTCAGCGAATTTATTAGATTCTACAATGCAAAAAGCAAATACGCAAATGGGAGCTTTAGCTAATAAAGCCAAAGAACTAATAGAAATATTTAAAGAAGGATTTAACGATGCATTTGAAAATACTGGATTTGATGAAATAATAAATTCTTGTGAAAGAATTAAAACAGCTTTAATTGAAATATTTACTGATTCTGATATAAGTGAATATGCAAATGAATGGATAGATACAGTACTATATAATCTTGGAAGATTAACAGGTAGTGTTGCAAGTATTGGAGTAACAATAGCAGATAATTTATTAGGAGGAATTGCTAATTTTTTAGAGCAAAATCAGGAAGATATACAAGAACATATAATAAATATGTTTAGCATATCTTCTGCAGGTTGGGACTTAGCAGGAGATATTTTTGAAACTTTTGCTGATATTTTTGCAATTTTTAGAGGACCAGAGGCAAAACAATGCACAGCTGATATAATTGCAATTTTTACCGATGGGCTTTTTGGAATAATTGAAATTGGCGGACAAATTGGTTATGACATTTTGTATATGATAACACAGCCTTTTATAGAAAACAAAGATTTAATAAAAGAATCTTTAGAAGGAATATTGCAACCAGTTAGTTCTATTTTAGGAACTATAAAACAAGGCATACAAGATACATTTTCAAAATTCTGGGAGGTATATGATACTTATATTAGACCAGCAGTAGAAAATATCAAAGATGGGTTTTCCAGCATTTTGGAAACCTGTTTGAAAGTTTGGAACGAAAATATAAAACCAATACTTGATGAGTGGGCAAAGAAATTTGACGATTTGTGGCAGCAACATTTACAGCCAATGGTTAATAGTTTCTTAGAATTTGTTGGAAAATTGGTTAATGTTATCTCTGAATTATGGAATCAATGGCTTGTTCCAATAATAAATTGGATTGTTGAAAATGTAGTACCAGTTCTTCAGCCGATAATTCAAACTTTAGGAAATTTGATTGGTGATGTATTTGGAGTAATCAGCAGTGTTGTTGGAGGTATTTTTGAGGCATTAGGAGGACTAATAGATTTTATAGCAGGTGTATTTTCAGGAGATTGGAGCAGAGCTTGGGATGGTATTAAATCAATTTTTAGTGGAATTTGGAATGCAATAAAAGGAATTTTTGAAGGAGTCTGGAATGCAATTAAAGATTTTGTAACAGGAATATTAGATACTATAAAGAATTTATTTTCAAACATTTGGAATGGAATTAAAGAGGCTGTTTCCGGGATACTTAATGGAATAAAAGAAGACATATCATTTAAGATAAATCTAATAAAGACAGTTCTTTCTAATATATTAAATAGCATAAAAGATACCTGGGGAAAAATTTGGAATGGTTTAAAAGATTCTGTTGGAAATATATGGAACGCAATAAAAGATAAAGTTGTTAATGGTGCAAAAGGAGCTTTGCAAGGAATTAAAAATGTATTTGGTTCAATTGGAAATTGGTTTTCAAGTATTTTTGGAAATGCTTGGAATAATGTTAAAAATATTTTCAGTGCGGGAGGGAAAATTTTTGATGGAATTAAAGATGGTATAGGCAATGCTTTTAAATCAATCGTAAATCGTTTAATTTCTGGAATAAATAGAGTTGTATCAATCCCATTTAATGCAATAAATTCAGCCTTAAGAACAATAAGAAATGTAAGAATAATGGATTTTCAGCCGTTTAGCTGGTTAAGTACAGTTAGTGTTCCTCAAATCCCATATTTAGCACAAGGTGGATATGTTAAAGCAAATACGCCTCAATTAGCAATGATAGGAGATAATAGACATCAAGGAGAAATAGTAGCACCAGAAGATAAAATACACTCAATCGTAGCTGACGAGTTGAAAAATTTCAAAGGTACTGATAATAGTGAAATTGTTAGATTATTGAAAGAAATTTTGAAATACCTAAAAAACACAGGAGGAGATATTGTTTTAAGTATCTCAGACATAGAGATTGCAAGAGCAGTAATTAGAGGCATGAAACTGCTACAGTCAAAGACTGATAAATCAATTTTAGATTTTATTTAAAGGAGAATAAAAAATGGAAGGAATTACAATATTAAAAGTAAACGGAGTGGCAATTCCAGCACCTAAAAAATGTCAAGTCGTAATAGCTGACCAGGATATCAATTCTGATACAGATGCAAATGCAAAATTGCACAGAAATAGAGTAGCTGTAAAAAGAACAATAAGTAATGAGTGGGGTCCTTTAAAATGGGACGAAATAAGTAAAATTTTGACATCTATTAAAGATGTCTTTTTTTCAGTTACTTATCCAGACCCACAAACAGGAAAATATGAAACTAAAGCAATGTATGTAGGTAATAGAACAGCACCAGTTCTTGTAGTTGAAGATGACGGAACATTTGTATGGGAAGGATTAAGTGCTGATTTTGTTGAACAGTAGGTGATATATATGTATAATAAAAATCCTTATTATCAAGAGGTATTAAAAAATGAAGAGCTATTAATTATAGCAAGAATTATATTAAATAATATAGTTCTAACAAATAAAGATATAAAAAGTATAAAATACGATTTAAATACAAATGATGGTGAAAAATTTACTATTGGTGGTGTATACGGAGCAACAGTCGATATAACATTACTAAATTTTGAAAATGAGTTAGATAATATAAAATTTGAAAATAAAGAATTTAAAATTGAATTAAAACTATCTGTGGATGATTTGTATACGGTAAAAAAAATTAATAAAACATCTATTAAAGAAATAAATAAACTTAAAATAAAGCACCTTACATCGTTGTGGATTCCACAAGGGATATTTTATCCTACTAAAATTAATAAAAATGAAAATGAAACTATAACAATAAAATTACAAGATAAAACAAAATATTTAGAGGAAGAATATGAATGTAGTTTAACACCACCATTTACAATTAAAGATTTATATAAAGATGTACACAATTATTTCAAAATCAATTCAAATTCAAGCAGTTTTTACAATGAAGATGTGATAATAAATGAAGTTCCAAAAGGATATACTGGGAAAGAAATATTAGGATACATTGCAGAATGTGCCTGTGGTATATATATAATAAACAGATCAGGAAGAGGTGAAATAAGGACATTTGCCAATGAACCTGTAAAGAAAATTGAAAAAGGAGCCTATAATAAATTTGTTCCAGCAGAAAGTTATATTAATATTCAAAAAATAAAATACAATAAAGATTATGTAATAGGCGAGGATAATGGATATATATTAGAGCTAAGTGAAAAGAATCCATTTATAACTGATGAAGTGGCACAAAAAATCTTAATAAAAATGCAAGGGTATACATACATAACTTATGAGTATAAAGCGAGTATACCTGATATATCTATGGATGTATTAGATATGATAGATATAACTGATACGAAAAATATTAATTATTTAACTTACATAAGAGGAATTTCGTGGGAGTATACTGGAGCAGTTTCACAAACCTGGAGTGCAAAAGGTGAAACCAAGTTTGATAATACCTATAAAACGAAAGGTCCTATACAAAAACAAATATCTGATATAGTTACTAAAGAAATTCCAAATGTGTATGAAGAAGCAGTTAGTAAAGCCACTGAATTAATCAAAGAATTTAATGGTGGATATGTAATAAAAAAAGATGGTGAATTGTATATTTCCGATAATTTAGACATTGATAAAGCAGAACACTTATGGCGTTGGAATATAAATGGATTTGCTTACTCGAGCAAAGGCATAAATGGACCATATGAAACAGCAATAACCATGAACGGACAAATAGTAGCAAATTTTATAACAGCAGGAACATTATCCGCTAACAGAATAAAAGGTGGAACATTAAAAGTTGGAGGAATAAATGGTTCTAATGGAAAAATAGAAGTCCTTGATAGTGAAGGTAATGCAATTGTAACAATAGACGAAACAGGAATTTTAATGGGTAGTAATACTCAGATTCTAGGTGAAGATGGATTGATGAATACTTATATTTATTCTGAAAGTGGAAATGTAGGCTTTGAATATAGTTTCGGAGAAGAAAATTTAGAAAAAAAAAGCATAATTATTGATGTATCAATACCCAAAAATTTAAAAATAAAACAAGCAAGAGTAATTATAACACATGTTCCAGTATATTGGGGAATAACTAATTTTGAAACTGGAAAAGTACAATATACATGGGGCTATGCAAGATCTGTTAAATTATACAAATGTAATAACATAAATAATCGTATGATAGCTGCCGATTTTGGTGGCGATGCATGGGAAAATACAGATAATGACAATTACGATGAAATTAGTAGTGCATTTGGTCAAAATGGTTTTACTGCACAGGTACCATCTAAAGAATCTTATGCATCCGAAAAAATTGAGTCTATAAATTTTGCTGAAGAATTAGTAGAAGGAATAAACAGACTAAAAATTGAAACATCTTTAAGCAATGTAAATGATAGAACAGATGGAGCAACAAAAACAGGGGCAATATATGCTACTGTAATAATAGAAGGACTTATACAGTATAAGGAGGGTGAACAATGAGTGTTTTTACAAATTTATTAAACCTATTTAAATGGGAACCAGAAAAAGATGGTGAAGAAGAATTTGACATAGATAAAGCACTAAATGAAAACTGGGATAAATTAGATAATAAAATTGACGCACATACTAAAAATACACAATTAGTACATAAAAATGCAACAGCAGATTTAAGTGGCTTTATGAGTAAAGAAGACAAAGAAAAATTAGATAATATAGAAAAAGAAGCACAATCTAATGTAATTGAAAAAATACAAAAAAATGGAAAAGATATTTCTATTGCAAATAAAATTGTGAATATAGTCTTAAACAAAAAGGATGTAGAATTAAATAATGTGGATAACACAGCTGATTTAGATAAGCCAATATCAACAGCAGCTAAAAAAACCCTAAATAATAAAGTAGACAAAGAAAAAGGAAAAGGACTGAGCACAAACGACTACACAAACGAAGATAAAGCAAAATTAATCCCAACTGGAGGAACAACAGGACAAGTATTAGCCAAAAAAACAGATACAGATAACGATGTAGAATGGGTAAACCAAACTGGAGGAGGAAGTGCAACAGGCGATACATTGCCGGTAGGTTCTATAATGCCATATCCCAAAGCAACTGCTCCTGAAAATTGGCTTGTTTGTGATGGAAGTGAATTAGATAGAACAGAATATAATCATTTATTCGCTATAATCGGAACCACTTTTGGAGAAGGAGATGGAAGTACAACATTTAATCTTCCAAACATAAAAGGAAGAACTATTGTTGGATTAAATGCAGACGATGCAGATTTTAACACAATAGGAAAAACTATTGGAGAAAAGACACATACATTAACAATAAAAGAAATGCCAGAACATAACCACAAGCAATCGTTGGCTGGAGGAAACAGTGGAAATTCAGGCAAAGCTGCATACAGTTGGTCTGTTCCAGCAAATCAATATCTTTACACAGGAGATGATTTAGCAGGGAAAACTGGAGGCTCACAACCACATAACAACATTCAACCTTCATTTGTAGCGGCCTACATAATAAAAGCAAAACAAAGTGCTGGATTAGTTGCTACAGTAGTAAACAGTTTAGAAAGTACAAGCGCAACAGATGCTTTAAGCGCAAAACAAGGGAAAGAACTAAATGAAAAAATAACAAGGAACAGCACTTATTCAACGGAGGAACAAGCAGTAGGCACCTGGATAGATGGCAAGACAATATATAGAAAAGTTATAAATTTTGGAACATTACCTAATGCAACCAAAAAAGAAGTACAACACAATATAAGTAATATAAGTATTTTTACAAAAATAGAGGGTATAGCAATAAGAAATGATGAAACAAAATTTACGCAATCTTTGCCACTAGTATACAAGAATACAGAAATGTTTTACAATACAGCATTGGCTGTTGATAATACAACAATAGAAATACAGACTGACGGTGATAGGAGTATGTTTAATGGTTATGTAACATTAGAATATACAAAAACAACGGAAGAAGAGGTGTTATAATGCAGTTTAAAGTAAAAAAAGACTATTTAGAAATAGTAGAAACAGAAAATACGTATGCGAAAGCAATAGACCTGTATAACATAGACATTGATTTCTCCGAAGAGTGGGACAACCTAGTTAAAAAAATGTTATTCATAAATGATTTTGATGTATATGTGCAACAAATAGTAGATAATAAAACAGTATTACCGAACTTACCAAATGGCAGATACCAGATTGGTGTAGTTCGGTTTCTTAGTGCAAAAAGACAAAATAGTAAAAAGAATCCCAACAAACCTAGTTACAAAAACAATAATAACATCTTCAGCAGAATACGAGCCAAATAAAGAATATACCGATGAAGACGCAAATATTTACGAGAAATATTTACAAGCTATAACCAATGTGTCTATAGGTATAAATGGCGATATAGAGAAAATAAAAACATTAGAAGATAACATATTAGAACAGTATAACAAAAATGTTGAATTGGCAAACAAAATGAAACAAGAAACAGAAAAATTTGCAAAACAAGCTAATACAGCAATAGAAGATTATAACAGCAATGCAGAAACAAAAGCAGAGGAGTTTAATACTAATGCAAAAGAAAAGACGGATGAGTTTAATAGCAATGCTACAGAAAAGAAAACCGAAATAAGTGATATTGCTGATAGTTTTGATGCAAATGTTGAAGAAAAAACAAATACATTTAATAGTAATGTAGAAACAAAAACAACAGAATTTAACAACAATTCCACAGAAAAAATTAACGCTTTTAATTCTAATGCAGAAGAAAAAATTGCAGATTATAATAAACACGTAGAAACTTTTACTAGTAGAATAGCAGATTTAGAAGAAGAAAATTCCGAATTAGTAGAACAATCAGCAGAAGAAGAAGAAGAAACTGTAGAAAGCGAGGCTGAATAATATGGAAAAGACTTTCGAGACAGAGGTTTTAACAAGATTAGCAGTAATAGAAAGCAAATTAGATGATTATCAGAACATTAAGGAAAAAGCAGAAGTAGCATATACTACTTCTGCACAAAACCAAAAAGAAATAGCAAAATTACAAGACAATAACAAATGGCTATTTAGAACTACTGTAGGAGCCTGTATAACAAGTATTATATCTATAATAGCATTATTTATAAAAATAGGGATGGGGGTTGGATAGTTATGAGTAAAAGAAAAATGATTATAACTGCAATAGTAACAATTATTTTAGCTGTGTCAAGTGCAATTTTTGGAGTCAACTATAGTGAACGAGATGTAAAAGAAATTAGCGATTCTGTGGAAACTGTTGTAAATACTGTAGATAATATTGTAGATAACCAATCTACAACAGAAATTCCGGAAGGAACAGAACAAGAAGAAAAACAATTGGAAGTACAAGAGGTTGAAAATGAGTCTTTTGAACTTCAAGGAGAGATTGCATATAATGGAGACAAATCAAACAAATGGAATTTAAAAATAGGTAGCAAACCTCAATTAACATATATTTCTCAAATTGATAGTAGGTGGAGATATTATCCATATACATCAGTCGGAAATTCAAGCCAAACGATAGGTACAAGTGGTTGTGGTGTGGCAAGTGCTGCAATGATAATTGACAGCATAGTTGGTAATGTATCAGTAACAGAATTAGCAGATACATTTGTAGCAAATGGATATCGTTCAGCAAATAGTGGAACATATTGGAGTGCATATCGTGCAGTGGCTGATGAATTTGATATTGACTATACTGAAACATCTAATTTTGATAATATGTTAAACTTATTAAGAAATAATCATTATATAATTTCTAGTTGTGGAAATGGTCTTTTCACAAGTGGAGGACATTACATAGTTTTATATGGAATTGATGGAGATACAATTAAGATATATGACCCATATTTGTATTCTGGAAAATTTGATACATCTACAAGAAGAGGAAAAGCAACTGTAAATGGTAATACTGTTTATGTAACAGTAGATAATTTTAAAAAATATGCAAATTACAAACAGTTTTTTTGTTACGGATATGATGAAAACTCAGTAAATACAACTAATTCAACAGATAAAGATGTGGCCACAGCTACATATACTAGATATGTAGCAACACAATCAAGCAATTTAAATGTAAGAAATGCACCAAACGGTTCTGTGATAAGTTCACTGAAAAAAGGTACTGCAGTAAAAGTAGTAGAAACAAACAGAAATTGGAGTAGAATATCAAATCCGACAACAGGATGGGTAAGTAATAGCTATTTATCATCTACAGCTATTTCTAACATTACAATTAAAGGTTATACAACAGGAACATATAAAACAACAGCAAATTTACACGTTAGGACAGGAGCAGGAACAAATTACACTGCAAAGACATATAAACAATTAACATCTAATGCTAAAGTTCAAAATAAACGATTAGGAAATCAATATTACAACGGATATTTAAAAGGTGTAACTTGTACAGTAACGCAAATAAATGGAAAATGGGGCAAAACAGCAAGTGGTTGGATATGTTTAAATTATTGTAAAGAAGAATAAAACAGGGGAAAAGGAGCTATTGCTCCTCTTCTTCTGTTAAAGAAATATTAACTATTGAGTTTATTAAATTGTTAAATGTGTTTATATCCATATTAGATAATGAATTATTTTCCGTAATATTGTAATCAGTTAATACATTTTGTAAGCTTGTTCGAATAGATTCATTACAAAGATTCATTAAATAAGTAATCGATTCATAAAGGGAACCATTTTCATATTCAAAACTATCAGCATTAAAATGTTCATTAAATAATATGAATGATTGTTGATTATTTAATGGTGGAAAAAATTTTTTAAATGTTGACTGTAGTTCCACAAATTTAAAATGTGGGATTTTTTCATCATGATTATTCATTAGTGACCTCCTTTCTTTTATTATATAATGAATATATCATTAGGGACATTTATATTCAATAAGTATATATACAATTTTTTCAAAGAAAATTAAAAAATTAAAAAAAACTCAACCCTCCTTAAAACAGAGGTATAAAACTATATTAATTAAAAATAAAAACGGCTTAAAATCGATTGTAAGGCGTGTTTTATTTTTTGAAATAAAACCATTGCAATTTGTAACGAAGAATGATATATAATATTAAATATCTATTACAACAAGTAGACATAATTGCACATTATAATAAATTATGATATAATTATATTATTACTAATTATGAATACATTTAGAAACATAGTGAATAATATATTTATATGAGGTGATGTGTAATGGAAAAAGAAGGAGGAGAAATTATGACAAGGACGATGAAAAGATTAAATAGTATACCATCATATGTTGTTAGAGATTTAGGATTAAGTGAAGACTGGCAAAAAAACATTTCTCCTAAACAACAAAAGATGGCAACAAAAATGGCAATAAGATTTAAAGAAGCATTAAAAAAATTATCTAAGAATTAATGGAAGTAGAATATTTAACACCTGAATTTGTAATTTTTATTCACATGGTAGTAATAGATGAAAAATTTTGTGAATATGGAGGCCAGGTTCGTTACAAAGATGAAATGAGAGGAATAAAGGACATAAACTTATTTAAATCGGCATTATATGAGCCACAACAGAGTTTTGGTGGGCAAGATTTGTATCCAGATATAATAAATAAGGCAGCATGTTATTTAAGATCATTAGCGATGAATCATCCTTTTTATGACGGAAATAAAAGAACAGCTCTAATATCTACACTTATTTTCCTAGAAATGAATGGATATAAAATTAGAGGTAGTAATGAAGAGCTATATAGTTTAGTTAAAGAAATAGTTGAGCAAAAAAGTTCAATTTCACAAATAACAGAAAAAATTAAACCATATATAAGGATATCAAAAATGAGTAAGTTTAAAAATTTATTTAAAATTATTAATAAAACATATAAAAAAGACTAGCAAAACTAGTCTTTTTTTTAGTTATCGACAAATTTCGACACATATAATTAACATAATATGCTATAATTAATAGAGGTGATTAAATGAGTATAGACTTGCTAATAATCCGCAACCGTGCAAGACTAGAAAAATTAATTACAGAAGAAAAAGAATATAGCATAATATTGAGACAAAGTAAAAAGCTGGACAAATTAATAAATGCAAAAATGAAAGAGATTAACGCAAGTTAGTCTCTTTTACTGTTGTATACATATTATTGTTAAAATGTATTGCTATGCCAAAATATTTTTTTATAATTGGGAAATATATATATATGTAGGAGGATAAAAAATGAAAGTAAAAATTAATGTTAAAGAAATAAGAGATAGCAAAAAAATTACATTAGAAGAACTATCAAAAAAAGCAGATGTGGACATAAAAGAACTAGAAAAATTTGAAAACGGGAATATTAATATAAAATTCAATAATGCAGTTAAAATTGCTTACGCATTAGATGTAGAATTAACAGATTTGTATAAAATAGAAGAGTATTAAGCTCTTCTATTATTTTTCTTGCATTTCAATATTGATTAACAAATCTATTACATGGCTTATTTCCATAACTTCAGGAGAATTTAAACCATATTTATCTATCCTGGCATACATTTCTTCTTTTAAACTATTTATATCTGCTGTAGCATAAAATAAATCTCTTATATTTACATCTAATACATTAGAAATTTTATACATTGTAGCCAAGGAAGGATTGCTTTTTTTATTATTTTCTAATGCGTGTAAATAGCTTCTACTAATACCAGTTTCTTTTTCTAATTTATATAAAGTCATATTTTTCTTTTCTCTAACCTCTTTAATTCTAAAAATAAACATAAAATACCTCTTAAAATAGTATCTTATTATTTTATATAATTATTCAAAAAAGTGCTAGATGTAGCTGGTAGAGAACGCTTTGTGTCGAACGATTTTTCTTGACTTTTTTCGACATTAAAATATAATAAAAAAAGAAAAGAGATAGACAACTGGAACTTATCTATCTCTCAAGGATTGTTACTCTAATCTAAACAAATGTAACAGTTAGAGTATACAGTTCCTTACAAAATTTGTCAAGGGAGGAATACATATGGAAAAAGAAATGTTGAAAGAAATTGAGAAAGTAAATATTGATAAAATTGTATTAAATTGCTATTACAATATATGTAAATATTATAACATTAATAATAAAATTATAGAAAAATATATAACTACTTTTTTGGTGTGATTTTGGTGCAATTTTGGTGTAAAACAATCATTTTGGTGCAATTTTAAGCAAATGTACAAAACAATAAAAGCCAGTATTTGCAATACTTTTTAATGTTTTAAAAAAAACCAAAAGTCCCTTCATCCGCACCATTTATATTTAATAAACCGTTGATATTTCAATATATCAGCGGTTTATTTTTAGGTTTTGGTGTAATTTTGGTGTAATTTTCTATATTTCATCCATTTTTTGAGAAGCGGATAAATCCAATTCTTTAAGTACATCTGTATATGTATCCATTGTGATTCCTATTTTACTATGTCCTAATCTTTTAGAAATAGTTTTTATATCTACACCTTTATATAAAAGCAAAGTTGCATGAGTATGCCTCAAATCATGAAATCTGATTTTTCGTATATTGTTTCTTTTTTGAAAATCTGTAAACCAAGATCCAATTGAATTTATATTTATGTCCTTAAATATGTAGTCTTCATTCTTATCAAATTTAGTTTTAAAAGACTTTAATGCTTCACACAATGAATTAGGTATTGAAATTGTTCTAATACGACTATGAGCTTTGGGTTGCTTTTCTATTATACCAGTTTCTTTTGTATATAATCGAACAACTTTAACGGAAAGAGTACTATTTTCTACATCAAAATCTGACCATCTTAACCCAAACAATTCTTCCTTAGAAAGACCACTTTTTAAGGCAGTTTCTATTAAAATTCTTTTGCCTGGCTCTTCTTTTTTTAATAGTTCTAAAACACTTTTATATTCTTCTTTTGTATAAGAATTAATAACTTCTTTCTTTTCTCCTTTTTCTTTTGTTTTTTGAATTTCACTTTCCATATTGTCAAACTT